GGCGTCGGTCACGTCGCGTTCCAGCGCGTCCTGGGCGTCGTGCAGGTCCATGGGGGTGCTGTTGCTGGCCAGCACTTCCGCCAGGTGCCCGGCAATGCCCAGCGCCAGCATGACCTCCACCGGAGTGAACATGCGGGCCAGGGCAGGGCCGGCGTCCCGCAGGGCCAGCACGGCGCGGGCAATGGCCAGGACGTCCGCCGCTTCCTGCGTCGGGTTGGGGTCGCCTTGCGGCGGGGTGGTGAGAGGTTGAAGGGATGGCACGGGATGTTCCCCCATCGGTTGATGGGGTAACGTAGCCACAGGCTACTTATTCGGTCAAGCGAAAGTGTAGCTTCAGGCTACTTTGCGACTTTTCGCCCCACGGGTGCGCTTGGGTGGCGGGGTTTGTTCCTCCGGCATTGCCACCGCTGCGGGTGCGCTTGCCTGCAACAAGGTTAGGACCGCTTGCCTGACACCCGGCGCAGCTGAGCGCATGAGGCGGAGCACTTCCGTCTCCTCGGTGTCTTCCAGGTGGATCGCCTCATCGGCCCCTTCAGCAAGCCAGTCCAGCTTGACGCGGTAGTACATGGCCAGAGCCCTTAGACTTTCGCGCGAGGGAGCCTTCTTGCCGCTTTCCCACTCCGAAACAGTCGGACGCGAGACACCTACGGCTTCTGCTACCTCTGATTGGCCCAGCTTAGCGTGTTCCCGTAGTGTTCTCAAGCGCCCAGGTAGGCTTTTGGTCTCAAGTGGCAGTTTCGATTTTCGAGCCATCGTGCAAGTCCCCTTCGGGCCAACATGGCAGGGGCAAAAATCCCATGTGTCGCCTGAGGCTACTTTCTGGGCTTGCACCGCAACGTAGCTACAGGCTACGTTTCCGTGATGAGCGACATTGTTCAACGTGCGATTGATAGCGCCGGCGGCGTGGCCAAGCTGGCGAAGGCCGTGGGTGTCAAGCACACCTCGGTGATCGGCTGGCGTGCCCGGGGCGCGATTCCGGCCGAGCGGGTCAAGCTGGTTGCTGAAGTCACGGGGATCGCGCCGCATCTACTGCGGCCCGATGTGTTCGAGGTGCCGCCAGCCGAGGCGGCAGCGTGATGCGGCGCTCAGTTCACCGGGCGGATGGCCGTGAAGCGGAACAGGAAGTCCGGGTCCTGCATTGCGCCGGCGAAGGTCATGCTGATTTCTCGCAGGCAGTCGTCCCGATGGGGGCGGAACTCGCCGTCGAAGCTGATGGTTTGGCCGCGCCGCAAGCCCGCGGCCACCGGAAACAGCGGGCTGCCGTGCGGGATCAGGGTGCGGTCCTGGGTGTCGATGAACTCCACGTTCCAGGTTTGCAGCGTCACCAAGGGGGAAATCCGCACGATCAGGATGCCGTTGCCCGCGCTGGTGCTGTCCAGCCGTTCCACGGTGCCGACCCAGCCCCGCACGACGCCGCGGGCCGCGTTCATCGTCTCGCAGATTTCGCGCGCCCGCGCGGGCCGCAGCGCACCGCCGGCCATGTCGTTCGGCCTGTCGCGGTAGCGGGCCGCGTAGCTTTCCACAATCTGCACCAGGCGCTGTTCCTGCGGCGGCGCGGCCGGTTGAGCTGCCGCGCCAAAGCCTATTGCAACCAGCAGCAGGGCGGTCCCAACCGCGCGTTGTCCGATACTCATCCCGCATCCCTCCATTCCGCCCGCGCATCCTCGCCCCTCCGTGGCTTCGCTGTCCACCTTGGGTTGAAAGCCGCCGCCCGGCACGAAATTGCCGTTCTCGCAACACTTAGGGCGTGCGCATGACCGCCGGCTCGGCCCTGCCGGAGGTTGATGCCCGGGCGCTGCGGGTGCAGTGCAAGCTGGCCGTGGCCGGCGTGGGCGGGCCGTACAGCGCCAGCGTGGCGCTGGGCTATGCCAGCCAGGGCAACATATCCGCGGCCACCGACCCCAACGACTGGGCCCGCTGGATGCGCGTGGACCACGCGGTGGTGCTGGACAGCCTGGCGCCGCATCCTTTCATCACCGCCTGCATGGCGCGGCTGCTGGGCTACCAGCTGGTGCGGCTGCCCGCGCCGGCCGCGTGCAGCGTGCGGGCGGTGGGGGAAATGCTGGGCAGCCTGGCGCCGGTGCTGGCCGCCGCGGCCGTGGCGCTGACCGACCACCGGATCTCGGAAGCCGAGCGCGCCGCCATGCTGCCGCAGCTGGAAGCGGCCATGGCCAGCATCGGCACCGCGCACGCCACCCTTTCCCAAGCCTGCCTGGAGGACTGACCATGGCCCCGCCCATGCCCGTTGCCGTGCCCGGCGTCTCAACCCCAGGTGGACAAGCCCCCGCGCTGTTGACGCTGCTGGAGCGGCGCTTCCGTGGCGTTCGGGTGGACCTGCACGGCTGGACGCCCGATGCGGTGCAGGCGCTGCGGGACATGTGGGCGGAAGGCGTGCCCACCCGCGCGATCGGCCGCGTGCTGGGGTGTGGCAACAACGCCGTGGTGGGCAAGGCGCATCGGCTGAAGCTGGAAGGCCGGGTCAACCCGGTGACGCAGCTGGCCGCGGCCCGCCCGCCGCGCGGCACCAAGCGCCTGAGCTACGCGGCGCCGGCCCAGGCTCGCCCAGCCCAGCCCCGCCCCGCCGTCGCGCCGGCTGCGCTGACCACCACCCCCGCCGAGCCGCCCGAGCCGGCCACGCAGTTCCGCCGGCGCGAAGCAGGCGAATGCTGCTGGCCCCTGTGGGGCATGCAGGAACGCGGCACGCCCGGCTATGGCCGGTTCTGCTGCGCCCCGGCGCCGGGTGGCCAGGCCTATTGCCCGGAACATCGGGCCATCGGCACCGTGCGCCGGCAGGTGGCGGCATGAGCGTGCGTCACATGCTGGCCGCGGTGCTGGTTGCGCCGCCGCCCCCGGACCAGACGGGCAACCATTCGGACTTCGCCACGGCCGCCGCGGTTATTCAGGACGTGGCCACCCTGCCGCCGGAGCCTCGCCGCCGCCTGGTGCTGGCCCTGGTCCGGCGCGAGTTCGGCGACGGCGTGGCGGCCGCGCTGGAAGGGCGGCGGCCGTGAACGTGCCCGGCGCCCCCGGCTTCCCCGCCGCGCGCTTCCCCGCGCATGCCTCGCGCCATGGCGAAGGCGTGGCCGGCATCATCGCGCTGCGCCAGCCGCCGGCCGCGCTGCCGGCCGAACAAGCCCTGCTGGGCGCCCTGCTGGCCAACAACCGCGCGCTGGACCGCGTGGGCGAGTTTCTCCGCGCGGAGCATTTCGCGGACCCGGTGCATGCGCGGATCTTCACCGCCATCGTCCGCCGGGCCGAGGCCGGGCAGATCGCGGACGTGGTGACGCTGCGGCCGGAGTTCGAGAATAGCGGCGAGTTGGACCCGGTGGGCGGCCCGGCCTACCTGGCGCAGCTGCTGGGCGCCATGGTCGGCATTATCAACGCCGGGCAATACGGCCGGCTGATCCTGGACACCTGGCAGCGCCGCGAGTTGATCGCGCTGGGCGAAGACCTGGTCAACGACGCCTTTTCCCCGGCCGAAGGCGAGGCCGCCGCCGCCATCATCGAACGCGCCGACGCCGGGCTGATGCTGCTGGGGGAAGGCCAGGCCGAAGCGGCGCTGCTCTCGGCCCCGGCGGTCGCCAGCCAGGTGCTGGCGGGCATGGAACGCGCCCTGGCCAGCAAGGGCGGCATCACCGGCGTTACCACCGGCTATGCCGGGCTGAACCGCATGACGGCGGGCCTGCAGGAAGGCCAGCTTATCGTCGCCGCCGGGCGGCCCAGCATGGGGAAGACGGCGCTGGCCCTGGGCGTGGCACTGCGCGCCGCCGCGGCCGGTGAATCCGTGCTGTTCGCCAGCGCGGAGATGAAGGCGCGCGGCGTGCTGGCGCGCGGCATCGGCGCCCTGGCCGGCGTGCCGGTGCAGGGCGTGCTGTCCGGCCGGGTGCCCACGGATGACCCGGAGCGCACCCGCCGGCTGGGCCAGCCCGAGATTGACCGCGTGGTCGCCGCCGCCGGCCTGATGGACAAGCTGCCGCTGGTCTTCGACGAAAGCGCCGGCCTGACCGTGGAGGCACTGCGCGCCCGCGCCCGCCGCATGAAGCGCACCCAGGGCCTGCGCCTGATCGTGGTGGACTACCTGGGCAAGATGCGCGGCGGCGACGAGCTGGAGCGCAGCGGCAACCTGTACCTGAAGACCACGCAGATCATCAGCGGGTTGCAGCGCCTGGCGATGGAACTCAGCGTGCCGGTGCTGTGCCTCTCGCAGTTGAACCGCAGCCTGGAAAGCCGCGACGACCCGCGCCCGCGCATGAGCGACCTGCGCGATTCCGGCGCCATCGAACAGGACGCGGACGGCATTTGGTTTTTGTATCGGGAACACTACTACCTCAGCCGCGCCATCCCGAAGCGCCGCGACAAGGAGAAGGGCGAGGATTTCGAGGCGCGCTATGCCGCCTGGGAAATCGCGCTGGCGAACAGCATCGGTCGCGCGGAAGTGGACGTGGCCAAGCAGCGCCAGGGGCCTATTGGGCCGGTGCGCATGCGCTTCCGCGATGAACTGACCTGGTTCTTCGACGACGCCGAAGGCGATGGCGGGCCGGCAGTGCCGGGGCTGTTCGCGTGAGCCGCGACGAAGCCATCGCCATGAGCGGCGCCGACCTGCGCGCGGAGCTGGCGCGCCAGGTGGAGATGGCCGGCGGGCAGGTTGCCTGGGGCCGGCTGCGCGGTGTCGCGGTTTCGCAGGTCTGCGAAACGCTGAGCGGCCGGCGCGAGCCAAGCGAAAGCATCATCAACGCCATGGGGTTCATGCGGGTCACCCGCTACGTGCCCCTGAGGGGGAAGCGCAATGCCTGAAGCCGCAACCATGGAACGCCCGGCGCAGGCCGCGCCCGAGGTGGGTGGCATTGCCGCCGACCGCCTGCGCTCCGTCATTGAACGCATTGAGCGGCTGGAGGAGGAGCGCCGCCAGCTGGGTGAGGACATCAAGACGATCTACGCCGAGGCTAAGGGCGCCGGCCTGGACGTGAAGGTGGTTCGCCAGATCATCGGCATTCGCCGCAAGGAACCGGCCGAGGTGGAGGCGCAGGAAACCCTGCTGGACCTGTACCGCCGCGCGCTGGGCATGTGACCCGCGCCGCCGCCGTAGCCACGCCAGAAACCCAGGAAACCCAGCATGTCGCGCCGCTGCCTCTGCACCCGCCTGTTCACCGCCTTCCGCGCCGACCCGCGGCTGCGCTCGCTGCCCTGGGCCACCCGCGCCTTCTTCCTGCTGTTGGGGGAAGCCATGGCGGCCAGCGAAAACCCAGGAACCTTGGGTTTCGGTTCGGTTTCCCGGGTTTCGCTGTTGGTTTCCGTGCCGGAAACCGAAGTGGAAACCCAACTGGAAACCCTGCTGGCCGAGGGGTTGTTGACCCGCACGGAAGCCGGCGGCCTGGCCTGCCCGCTGCTGGTCGGCCCGCCGCCCCGGCAGTCCGCAGCCCAGGAAAACGGCCGAAAAGGCGGCCGGCCGCGCAAGGGGGAGGGGCTGGAAGCGTATCGGCTGCGCAAGGCGCAAACCTCCCTGCCGCTGCCCCTGGCCGGCGGCGCGGCGGAAACCCAGCCGAAACCCAGCCCGGAAACCCCCACTACTACTACTAACCTTAGTAATTCTCAGTCAGTGGTTAAGTCCTTCCCTTCCCCCCGCGCGCTGCCGCACCTGGCCCTGGGCGCGGAACTGGCCGAGCTGGCCAGCCTGGACCCGGTCCGCCAGCGCTTCGACTACGCCCCGGTGAAGGTCTGGCTGGAAGCCGGCTTCGCCCCGGCCGAAATCCGCGAGGCGGTGCGCCAGGTGGTCACCCGGCCCAGCTACAACCACGGCGCCATCCGCACCCTGGGCTACTTCGACCGCGCGATTCGGGAAGCCTGCACCGCCCCCGCCGCCGCCGCGCCCCAGGCGCCGCCGGAAGGCCCCAGCGAGTTCGAACGCGCGCTGGACGCCTGGAACTTCCACCGCGTCGGCCCGCCGCCGAAGCTGGCCGATTTCCGCCGCAACCGCGCCGCCTGAAGGGAACCACCATGGCTTTCACGCTGCTGCTGCCATCCGGGCAGGAAATCCACTCAGGCGCCGAGCCCTACGTGATGACCGAGGCCGAGGCCCAGCGCGCCAAGCGCCGCGGCCCCGGCCAGGCCGCCAGCGCGGCGGCCGACATGGCGGAAGCGCAGCACCAGGCCAGCCTGCTGGCCAACGCCACGCCGGAGACGCTGGCCAAGGTGGCGCTGGGCGCCGGCCGGGCCAGCCTGGGGCAGATGGCCCTGGCGTGCGGCGTGCTGGGCCAGCCGGGCGCGCTGGAGCGCGTCGGCGATGCCCTGGCGGCCCTGGGCGGGGCGGATGGCGCGGAGGGCCACCACGCGGCCCGCCCGTTGCAGCGCGACCCGCTGGTCTTCCTCCACGCCCGCGGCAGCCTGCGCCCGCAGCAGGTCCGCGCCGGGCAGGAAATCTGCCGCGTATACCTGGCCATCAGTGCCGGCGTCACCGGCCGCCAGGTGGCCAGCTACTCGGAAGCCAGCGCGAAGGGCCCAGCGCTGGAAGACTGGCCGGTGGGCCTGCGCACCGCCTACCGCGACCGCTACGCCCCCTGGACGGCATGGGCTGGGGCGCAGTCGGTGCGGCGCAAGTGCCGGCACACGCTGCACGACCTGGCGCTGCTGGTGGCGGCTGATGGGTGGGGGCATCGGCAGGTGGCGCAGGAATGGCGGATGGACCAGCGCACCATCGTGGATGGGCTGCAGCGTGGGTTATACTGGTACGCCCGCCATGCCGGCTGGGTGGAAGACCAAGCCTGGACCGAAGCCGCGTGAGGCGAGCGCAAACGCAAACAGAAACCACTTGACGCGATACCACGTTTCGGACCACCTTTCAGTCATGGTTGAGAAATGCGCCCGGATGGCTTTGCCGCCCGGGCGCTTCGCGTTTCAGGAGTGCGCGCTGTGGCTGTCACGGTAAGCGTCCGCTCAGACCTGGATAAGTTCGCCCGGCAGCTGGACGCCATGGCGCGGGGGCAGTTGCGGTTCGCTGCCTCGCAGGCGTTGACCAAGCTGGCGCGCGAGGTGGAGACCGACACCCGCACCAAGTTCATGCCGGCGCAGTTCGACAAGCCGGTGCCGTTCACCCAGCGCGCCTTCCGCGTGCTGCCCGCCAGCAAGGCGGCGCTGCGCAGCGAGGTTCGGTTGAAGGACCAGCAGCAGCAGGCCGGGTATGGCAAGCTGCTGGCGCTGGAAGAAGAGGGCGGCACGCGTAACCCGGGCTCGCCACGGTTCGGCAAGGGCAAGGGCAGGGCGCTGGTCACGCCGAACGCGGTGAAGCGGAACGCCTACGGTAATATGCCGTTCCGCGCGGTGCAGAACCTGCTGGGGCAGCGCGGCGTGTTCCTGGCCAAGCCGGGCGATGTTGTCCACAAAGGCGGCGCCAAGCTGAAGTGGGGCGGCATCTACAAGCGGGTGGGGCGTGGCGACAAGGCGCACCTCAAGCTGATGGCAAGTTTCTTCGGCCGGGTGCAGTACAAGCCGCGCTTCCCCTGGCATGCGCATGTGTTGGGCATGGCAGCGGTGCGCTTCCCGGTGCTGCTGCGCGATGCGATGGCGCTGGCCATGGCCACGGCGCGCCGGCGGTAGGCCTGCGGCGTTTCACGGGTCCCTCCCGGCAGTTCCGACGACCGGGGGCATTTCGCAC